GGGGGACATCGACGTATGGGAGGTCGAGTACGACGCCTCAGGTAGGCTTCCAGGGCTTTCGGTTCCGGTGAAGGCGTTCGTTGACATCGTCGGCGAGCACCCCAAGAAGGGTCCGATCATCATCGACTGGAAGACCGGCAGCACCAAGCCCGGGAACTTTCAGCTTGAGACCTACGCAGCACTGCTGAAGGTTCCCGCCGAGGGCGGGAATGACCACCCGTTCACTGAGCATGGCAGCTTGCCATTCAAGGGCAGGTATGTCATGCTGGCCCCTGGCGCACCCAACACTAGGTACGTCGACCTCTCGAAGGTCGACCCCGCAGAGGTTGGCAGGAAGTACCAGGCTGTGGTAGAAAGGATGCAGGGCAAGCACTACGAAGCGAAGGCTGGCTTCGACTGCCGGTTCTGCTTCATGCAAGACAACTGCCTGGTCAACAAGGGCCTGACGGAGCGAGCGATGTACTACGACAGGAGCGAGGAAGATGGCTACCCTTTCTGAGCACGTCGAAGCGATCAGGGCTGACGTCTGATGGGCAGCCGAGAGGACGACGACTACTGGAACGTTAAGTACGACGACGTACCTGAGTGTGAGATCCACGGGGATACTCAGTACTTCAACTCCGAGTCTGGCGAGTGGGAGTGCTACGATTGCGTAGACGAGGAGGACATGCAGAATGGCTGAGACCTACAAGGTGGAGCTGTTTGCCACCGGCCCTTATGTGGGGTGCAGCTCGACCGAGCTGGTCGACCTGAGCGACTACGGCTACACCGACGAGGAGTGGGACGGGCTGTCCGACCAGGAGAAGGGTGATCTTCTCGACGAGTGGGGCGAGCAGTACTTCTGGAACGAGGGCTACGAATACAACGCGGAGGTCCAGCGTGGCTGAGATCGAGATCACCCTTCCGACCGTGCAGTACGGAAACGTGAAGGTGCGGGCTACGCCCGAAGAGCTGGGGCTCGCGTCCCTGGCGGACGCGTACGACGTGGGTATCGCTTCGGCGGTGTACCTCAACGTGTTCACCCAGGGGTTCAAGAAGGGTGCTACGCTGGACGTAGCCGAGCGCGGTGAGCCTCAGCAGGGCGTCACCGAGGAGCAGGCCCAGCGGTACCTTGACGAGGGCCTGGGCGGCGTCACAGAGGTCGACGGGCAGGAGTCCTCTGCGCCCTGGGAAGCCAAGGTTGACGCCAAGCCCAAGCCGTGGGAGAATGGGAGTGCGGCACCGGCCACCAAGCCGGTGATCGACGAAGGCTGGTAAGTTACCAGCCAGTACCAGAAATCACAACAAACACAAGGAGAAACTAAGTGCCTACACTGAACGAGCTGCTCGGCGGCGGCAAGAACTACGGCCCGAAGTTCATCAACCTGAAGAACGCAGGCGAGTTCATCAAGGGTGTCGTCACCAAGATCGACACCGAGGCTATCGTCACCGACTGGGACGCGGTCAACAACAAGCCGGGACTCCAGAAGTTTTGGGTTGACGGCAAGCCGAAGGGTGTGCCGAAGGACGAGGCTGAGCGCGCTGGCCTGAACCCGGTCCACCAGATCGAGATCCACCTGAAGGACGTCGTCGGTGAGTGGGAGGGCAAGCCTGCCGACCTGACCGAGGCGCGGATCACCGCGACCGGCTCGGCCAACGAGCGTGAGGCCTTCAAGGCTGCGGTCTCCGAGGCTGGCTCTCTCGATGAGGGTGACATCTTCGGTAAGAAGCTGGACAAGCGCAACGGCAACAAGAAGGAACACTCGATGAAGGTCGTCAAGGCTAGCTGAACAGTGGACCTGGCATGATCCTGCGGAGACTCCGTAGACACCTGGCGGTGACGGCCGCCAGGTCCACCCAGGGCCTGGAAGGTTTCGACATCTGTGAAAGCCGCACGCGGAACGCAGATGGACATGGGTTCGATTCCCATCAGGTCCACGCACTAAGGAGGTGCCCCCATGGCTCTGACCGAGGAGCAGGAAAAGGAACTCGACGAGATGGCCAAGCGGTTCAAGGACACGAAGGGCAGCAAGTGATGCGGGTTCTGTACTACGCCGAAGAGGATAGCAGGGGTGAGATCGCCGTCGCCGCCACCCCTGAAGAGTGGCGCGAAGTACTGCTCGACCTTGAGGAGATGGCATCCCAGATCAAGTACTACCTCAGCAGGCGTGATCAGCACGGCGACGTTGAGGGTGGCCATTACGGTCTTGAACCTGCCACCTCGCGGCTGATCCAGACCCTTGGGGGTGCTGTTTGAAGACACTCGCACGAACCGTCAAGCGGGGAGTCTCGGCAGGCGAACCCCTACCCTCCCCGTGGCCGATCTTCGATGAGAAGAAGATGCACCTTCGTCGAGGCAGCATCACCATGGTGGCTGGTCCGCCTGGCTCGATGAAGACGGTCATGACCCTGAACGCCGTGAAGAACATCGGCGTTCCCACCCTCTACCACTCGTCCGACTCGGACGACTTCACCATGGCATCGAGATCCCTCTCGATGCTGACAGGTACGGCCACCGACGAGACCGAGCTGTGGGTGATGACCAACAAGCAACTCGCTCACGACACGCTCAAAGACATGGACTTTGTACGCTGGTCGTTCATGTCCAGCCCGACGCTCGAACACATGGAACGTGAGGCTGATGCGTTCTTCGAACTGAAGGGCGAGTACCCTCACCTCACGGTGATCGACATCATGATGGACATCAACTACGAGGGCGCCGGTGAGCAGAACTACTGGGCTCTCATGGCCGAGCTGAAGGACATGGCCCGTGAGCAAGAGACGGCGATTCTCGTTGTTCATCATACGAGTGAATCAGCGAAGGCTGGTAGTCCTCCGCCTCGCTCCGCGATCATGGGCAAGGCTAACCAGCTACCGACGCTCATTCTCACTCTTTGGGGTGACGCTCACGCTGGAACTCTGGACGTCGCAACGGTGAAGAACCGCTTCGGTCCCCAGGATCCGATGGCGAAGAACGGCACGTTCAAGATGAGGGCACAGCCTGCGCTGTGCCTGATCGAAGAGATGGAGCAACCGGTCGACGTGCCGGTGCTCTTCAGGGACGGGCCTTGGACCGACAAGGAAGACAAGATCAACGCATGGGAGGATGACTGATGGACAACGTAACCCCTATCGGCGACCTGTTGGTCGCCGTGGATCGCAAGCATTACGAACAGCTGGTCGAGCGTGACAACTTCCTCACCGCCCTTGAGGCGGCGGGAGTAGACAACTGGCAAGGCATCGACCACGCCTACCGCATCCTGGAAGGCGAGGAGGACTACTGATGAGTTGCCCTGTACCTCCCGGAGAAGAGCACTACCCGATCACCGTGGAGCGTGACGGTGTCCCCGTCATGGTCTGCGCCAAGTGTCAGCAGGTGATCTGATGGCGAAGTGTTCCACCTGCGGGTTCCGTAACTGTATCTGCGCACCTCAGCCCAAGTGGCCGCCGCCGGGGCTCAGCGGTAGCTGCCCTATCTGCGGGGATCCGTATCCGTGCCTGAAGCACTAAAGGGTGCGGCGGTGACGCCGCAGCCCAGCTGCAAGGACTGTGGGTCGACGACGCGTAAGCTGAGTCGGCCCGGTCCTCGCTGCGCGACCTGCAAGAGGAAGAGGAAGAATGAGCAACGAGAGGCTGCCTGGGCAAGAGGTATCATGGATCGATACGGCCTCAGTCCTGAACAGTACTGGGCTATATATGAAGCCCAAGGAAGACGTTGTTACATCTGCGCTACGGCTACTGGTCAGTCTCGTCGACTGTCCGTCGATCACGATCACAGTACAGGATTCGTCCGGGGACTACTCTGCCGCCCTTGCAACACTACGGTTGGACGGCTACGAGATGATCCTTCAGCATTCGACCGAGCAGCGGACTACCTCCGTGATCCTCCAGCGCACAGGATCGTGGGAAAGGTGAAGCCAGGTGATTGAGTTCAGCAACGACGAGCTGATGGCCGTATACTCCTGCGTCTATGACGAGGTCTACTACGGTGACGACGATGTGGTGTACGGCGACGGCGAGTACGCCGTCGCTCTAAGGAAGGGGTTGGCTAAGATTGAGGCAGAGAGCAAGAGGCAACAACTCTGGTGAGTTCCCGATCTTCCCGATCGGACCAATCCTGGAAGCATTCGGTGGACAGCCTGTGGTTGAGGGTTACGGATGGAAGCCCTACCGGTGCCCGTTCCACAAGGACTCAGACGCCAGCGGCTCGGTCAACACCCAGCTCCAGGTTTACAATTGCCACGCCTCGGACGACTGTCCGACAGGCAGCGCAGTCCAGGTCATCAAGGAACACGAGGGGCTGACGTACAGTGAAGCTGTCCAAAGAGCAGCGGAAATATCTGGCGAGAGCGTGGGAAACGTACGCTCCCCATCTGGGAGAGGCCGAGGGCTGGCTCGCGGGCCGAGGAATCAGCCTGGAGCGGGCGGAAAGCGCTGGGCTCGGCGTCGTTCGTGACGCCCTGCCTGGTCACGAGCCTGCGACTGGACGCCTGGCAATCCCGTACCTGACGGACGCCGGTCCGGTCAACTTCAACTTCAGGTGCATGCAGGATCACGACTGCAAGACGATCCCGGACCACCCCAAGTACTGGAAGCGGAAGGGTTCTGGCGTCAACCTGTACGGCGTGCAGTCCCTGGCTTGGGCTGACGACTGGGTTGTTGCCTGCGAGGGTGAGCTAGACGCCATCGTGTGGCACATGATCGGGGTTCCCGCCATCGGGATCCCCGGAGCTGAGAACTGGGAACCGCACTGGGCTAACGTCCTCGAAGACTTCAGTCGTGTGTACCTGGCCGAGGACGGCGACAAGGCTGGTGGTGACCTCTGGCGGGCGATGTCAGATCACATCGATCAGTCGAACACCATGGTCATCCGCATGAGGATGCCGGACGGTGAGGACTCTGGTAGTATGTACCTCAAGCACGGCAAGGACTACCTCCTCGGAAGGATCAAGAAGTGAAGCGCACGATCGGCATCGAGGTAGACATCCCCATCGGGTGGGACGAAGAGGACTTCGAGTACCTGATGGAGCTGCTTGAGAACGTCGTGGCTCGCAACATCCCCAGCAGTAGCTATGAGATCCAGGAGTACAAGTGAGCGTGTTCATCATCATCAACAACTGGGAAGACACGACGGGCGTCGAGTCCAGTGAGGTGGTCGGGGGTAAGTACTTCGTCACCGAGCAGGATGCGTGGGATGCGCTGTCCGTTATCGCTGAGTCGTACGGTGTGGATCTTCCCCCGTTGCTCACGTCCTTCACCTTGGAGGGCCACGACCCTCACCTTGAGTACGAGGAGTACTACATCCAGGAACTGACGCGAGGCTGATGGTTGGTGAGGGCCGGGGTTGACCCGGCCCTTCGCCATCTGGTAGTCTAGTATCAGACCCAAGGAGAGAGAGCGCATGGAGTTTCGTAGCTGGGGCAAGACGCCTCGCCTGTTC